ACCGAGCGTGGCGTCGGCCCAATAGCTGCCCAGCGGCGTCATGAGCCGCAGATAGACCGCGTTGGCCAGGCCGCGCGCCGGGTCCGGGGTCAGCGCGCCTGCGGTCAGCACGTAGCCGCCGGTGGTAGGGTCGAGGAGTGCGTCCACGCTAGCCTCCCACGGGCGCGCCGGTCGGTCCGCCGTTGTCGTTTTCCGGGTGCACGTGGCCGCGCAGGCTCACCGCCCCGGCGGTCATGTCGCCGGAGGCATGCAGGCTGCCGCCGACGCTGGCGGCGGTTGTGCCGCCGTCCGGGCCGACCATGTTGAACGCGGGCGTTTTGAAGAGCACCTGTTCCGTGGCCGTCACTTGAAAAGTCTTTGTCTCCACCTCGATGCGCTCCTGCTTCAAATGCACCTTGTCGCCCCACATGTTGTAGATGCAGGCCTCGCCGCCACTCACGTCCACGCGGTACGCGCCGTTTTCCGTGGCGATGACCACGCTGTGCGCGGTGCGTCCGCCCAGGGGCAGCACGATGAGCTGGGTGCCCGCCGGGGGCGCGGAGGTGAAGCCGAACTGCTGAAACAGCTCGCCCGCCTGCAAAACCTCGTCGGCCAGGGCCTCGCCCTGCACCAGCTGCACGCCGGCTCCGTCCGAGCGGGAGGTCAGCCTGGCGCGGTACGCCTGGCGCACCCCGGCCAGGGCTTGGCGCACGCAATCCATGACGAGCTTCTTCATTCGGAGACCTCCGAGCCGACTTCCGGGGCGTAATGCTTGCCTTTGCGGTGCTTGCGCCTGTGCGGATGCGCTTCCAGAATCCACACCTTGTCCTCCCGCAGGGAAAGCCGGGTTACGGTGCCCTCCGCCGGCGACAGGGTGAACGTGCGCGCCATGAGAAAATACGTGCCCATAAGGCCAACGGCCGGGGCGATGACCTGCACCCGCTGGCCGGGCGTCCACAGCTTGCCGTGGCCGGGCATGGCAGGTGCGTTGATGCGGTGGCCCTGCACCTCCACCCGCAGCTCAAAGCCGCGCAGGCGGCTGTCCGCCAGGAGCTTTTGCGCGCGCGAGCGGCACACGGCCACGCTGTCGGCCTCGTAGTCGGTGATGATCTTGCGGCGGGACCACACGGCCTCCAGGTCCGGGTCCACGGCGGAGGACTTGAGCCCGCGCTTGCCTTCGGTCTCCTCGGTGCCGTGGGTTTGCCCCAGCACGGTGACGATGCTGTACCGCTCCGCCACGGAGCGGCGCAGCTCCATGCCGGCCACGTTGGTGACGCCGGCCTCGCCCGCCTTGCGCGCGGCCAGGCACAGGGTGGCTACGGCCGGGTTGGTGGCGTCGGTATAGTCCGGCCCGCCGATGACCAGCGTTCCGTCCGGGTCCATCCAGGGCCACACTCCGTTGGCCTCGGCCACGTGGGCCAGGGTGTCCCAGGCGGTGTCGCCGGGCTCCACGGTCACCTTTTCGCGCTGGCGGGCCACGCCCTTGGCCATGGCCAGGCGCACTTTGGTAACGCCCAGCGGCCGCACCACCTTGACGAGGATCTCCTCCAGGGTGAGCTTGCGCCCGCCCACCAGCGGGGCCGAACAGTCGAGCAGGGCCGCCGCGCCGTCGCGCCCGGTGATTTCCAGGCTGTGGGCGCGCTTGTCCACGCGCAGGCGCATGTCGTCGATGCGGCCGGTCATCACCAGCTCGCCGCCGATGCGCAGTTGCGCCTCCGCCCCGGGCACCAGCTCCGAAGGTATGGAGGCCGCGCCCGCGTCATCGAGCGGCAGGCCCAGGCGCACGCGCCAGGCGTCCGCCGGGGTCAACAGGTCCGAGTCCACCTCGTAGCTCTGCCATTGGTCCTGCGCCTTGCCGCCCACCAGGAGCGCCACGCGTTCGGCCTCCGGCTGCCAGCTCTTGGCCTGCGCCTTATTCTGCGTAGACACGGAGCACCGTCCCGACGGTCAAAAAGTTGGGGTCGGCCAGGGTGTTCAGCCGCACAATCTCTCCGGCCCGGGTGTGGTCGCCGTAAATCTGATGAGCCAGCAGGCGCGGGCAGGTGCGCGCGGCCACGGTGTGCGCCACCAACGGCGGCCGGGCTTCCAGAATGGCGGCGGCGGCCTGCTGCACGGCGGCGGCCACGTCCTTCAGGGCCTCCACAACCGGGCGCGAATCCTCCAGCCCGAACAGCCCGCGGTAGTCGTCTATGCGGGCCTGGATCAGCTTGCGCGTCTGCGCGGCCACGGCCTCGACTTCCGCCGGGGTGAGGGTGGGCGTTTCGGCCTCGGCCTCCAGCACGGCCTGGGCGGCTTCGGCAACGCCGAGCGCGCGCTCCAGCTCCACATGGGCGCGCACCTGCTCCAGCTCTTCCCCGGAAGTGAGCGGCAGGGCGGCGTCCGAATTCCCGTCGCCGCTGCCGGAGCCCGTGCCGGTCAGCGACAGGATCGCCCCGGTCAGGATGGAATACGCGGCCTTGAAGTCGGCCAGGGCGGAAGCCCCGCCGCTTTTGAGGTCCACAATGCTGCCGATGAGGCTGGCCACGTCCGTGGCCCACACGCGCGGCAGGCTCAATATGCCCGAGCCGCTGGTGGTGGCGGAATCGACCATGGCCTTCAGCTCGGCGATGACGCGCAACCCCGCGCGGCTCATGGCCATGGCCTTTTTGCAGGCGGCCGCGGCCTTGGCCAGCACGTCCGCCGCGGCGCTGCGCGCGGTGGAGGACTTGGCGGCAACTGCCGCCGCCTTTTGCTTCGGCTTGGCCTCCGCGAAAATGGGCGTAGCCAGGGCGCTTTCCGCAAAGGACACCTCCACCTCGGCCTGATCCACAAGCTCGGCCTCGTGGTGGATGTGCCAGGGCAGCACCTGGGCCTTGAGCGGCCCGAACACCGGATGCACCAGGTCGCCCTCGCCGGGGATCTCCAGCGCGTCGACGAACTTTCTCAGCTTTTCCTCGTAGTCGTCGCCGAAGAAGATGGCCTTCATGCGGATGCGCCGCGCGCCCCGCCCCAGGTCTTCCATCTTCGCGCCGTCCACAAAGGGGCGGGTGTGCTCCGCCGCGTGCCGTTCGCCGTCGTCGTCCGCCAGTTGGCAGTCAAAGACGACATCGCGCCACTTGGCGTCGTGCATGGTATCTTCCCAGGCCATGGCTATCACCACGCCCCGCGCAGCGACTCGCGCGCCGCCTTATCAAAGGTGTTCCGATAGATGCGGTCGCCGTCCAGATGGATGTCGAGCACGTTTCGGATGACCATTCCCTGCGCCATTGCCCCGCCCGAAGGGCTGCTGGTCGCAAGCTCCTTTCCTGCCCACTCGCCGAGATGCTTTCCGATTGCCCCGGCGATGGAAGCGCCGATGACCGTTCCCGCCGGCCCCGCAAGTGAGCCGATCATGCCGCCGATGACCATGCCGCCGATCTCACCGGCCGCGCCGCCAGCAATGCGCCCGTACTCTGTCTTCTTGGCCTCGGCGTTCAGCTGGGTGTCTTTGTACACGTTGTAGGCCTCAAGCCCGGTGGTGGCGGCGGTGAAGGCCCCCCCGACAAGGGCGGTGCTCTTGGCAGCGCCAAGGGCGTTCTTCCATCTGGCCGCCTTGGCCGCTTGCTCCGGGCTCCATCCGGCACCCGGGGGCAGGGCCAGCTGCCCGCCGCCCATACCGCCCGCTCCGGGCATGTTCACCACGAACACACGCTGCACGCCGGCCAGGCCCATGGCCGCGTCGGCCATGCCGCCGGCTGCGCCCCCTTTGCCCTTGGCCATGCGCCCGTAAAGCATCTTGCCGCCCAGCACCAAGCCGCCGCCAAGCATCAGCGCTTGCAGGGGATTTTCAACGGCAAAGCCCTTGAGCGCGGTCCAGATGTTGACGCCGGCCGTAACGGCCCGGCTCTGCTTGGCGCGTTCAAGCGCATTGTCCACAAGCTGGGACTTGGCGTAATCATGGGTCATGATCTCGGCGTAGTCCTTGCCTATCTGATTGGCCTTTGAAGCCAGCGAGGCCTGTTGCATGGCCGCCTTGATGGCGTCGAAGTCCTTTAAGACGACGGTCCAGAACTGCCGCTCGTAGGCGTCGCGGAATACTGACGCCAGCTTGTACTGGTCCTTGTGCAGACCAGCCTTGCGCATGGCCTCAACCAGTCCGAACAGGCCCTGAAGCCCGTCCTCACCCGCGAATTTGCCGTTAGGCGCAAACTTCTTGATGTCGATGCCCGTAACTTGCTTGAGGTGCTTGGTCTCGCGCGGGTTGATGAGATGAGACAGGCCGTGTTCGATGAGAGTCACCACCTCGCCGGGATTCGTTTGCGGCTTGATCTTCTGAAGGGCCTGCAAAAGCCCGCCGGTGAAATTCATGCCCTGGGAGGCGCTGATGCCCATGAGGCTTGTGGCCGCCAGGTACTGCGGCGCAAAAGAGCTGATGGCCTTGGCCTCAAAACGCCCGGCCTTGGCGTGGTAGTAAACCATGTTGTGCAGCTCATCGAGCTGCTTCGGGTCTATGCGGAACTTCGTGATGAGGTCATAATCCAGGTCCGCCATTTCCTTCATGCTGGAGCGGAAGGCGGCGGCCGCCGGGCCAAGGCGCTTCAGCGTCTCCTCGATCTCCTCGTACTTCATGCCGGCGTTAGCCAAGGTGCGGATGGCGTCCGCGTTCTCCAGCGGCGTGGCGAGATTGGCCTTCGAGAGTTCCAGGGCCAGGGAGCGCATGCGCGCCGATTGTGCCTCGGTCATTTCCGCAAGCTGTTTCGATTCCAGCATGATCTTGTCGAAATCCATGTTCTTGGCCATGGCCTCCCGCGCCGTTTGCAGCCCGGCGTAAGCCCCCACAAGGCGAGTGATGTTCGAGACCCCGCCAAAGTCTGCGGACATGGCGCTCATGGTCTTGCGGACTCCGCTCAACTGTTTGGAGGCCCCGTCCGCAAAGCGCTTCACCTGCGCGGAGGCCTGGTTCAGGCCGGCGGCCGCACGGCTGCCGTCCCAATTCAGGCGCATGTAGAGTTGCAGATTGCTGCTCACGGTCGGGGCCTCTTGCTGGTGTTCGGTTTATGCTTGCGCCTGGTGGCCACAAAGCGTTTCGTCGCGCCGTCATCCGCGGCGGCCTTGGCGTCCTCAATCTCCGCCAGGGCCATGCCCAGCAGGTACAGCCATTCGCCGCGCGTCAAATCCCTTCCGGCGCGGCCAAAGACTGCACGAGCCTTTTCAGCGTGGCGGAACTGGAATCGCTCAAACGCGGCGTCGCGGGATTTTTTTTTACCTCGGCCAGCAGCTCGGCAAAGGCCTCGCCGTCCATGTTGATTTCCGAGGGGGCGTATTCCCGCTCGAAATCCAGGTACTGGTCGATGAGGAACACCTTGTCCGCGCGGGAAAGCACGCCGCGCAGCTCGGAGGCGTCCTTGGCCAGGGGCTTGCCCTCGGCCGGGTCCACCAGCGCCCGGGCCAGCAGCTCCGTCACTTTGGCGCCCTCGAACAGCTCGGAGTTGGCCAGGTTGGCGTCCTCGTGGCCCCGGGCGCGCAGGGCGTCCAGGGCACACAGCCCGGCTTCCAGGTAGTCGGCCTCGGTAAGGATGCGCAGGCCCAGCTCCGGGCCGTCGCCCTCCTTGCGGGGCAGGCTCACGCGGCGGATTGTCGACCCGCTGGCCTTCAGCTTGGCGAGGATGTCGTGCATGCCTATTCCTCCACCCGGTTCAGGGCGTGCAGGGTCAGGTCGCGCTTGGCCTCGCCGTCCACCACGTACTTGCTGCCCACTTCCTCCACGGCGCAGCCGGAGTACGTGACCGTGGCGGCGGCGTTGTCCAGGGGCTCAATGGTCAGCTTGGCGTCCTTCAGGTTCCACCAGTCCGGCTCGCCCGTGGCGGGAATGGCCACCGTGACCTTGAGGCTGAATTCCTTGATGCCGTTCGCCGTGCCTTTCGGGCGGCCAAGGCGGTTCATGGTCTTGACCACCTTGCGGCCGGTCTTGTCCGTAGTGTCCATGGACTCCACGTCGTAGTCCGCGCCGTTGACCGACAGGACGATGGCGCCCACATAATCAGTGCTCATTGCGTTGAACCTCCGTTAAACGCCGGTTTGGCGGTTACAGGAACATGTCGATGCGCGCGGCGAACACGTGCAGGCCGTTCACCACGTCCGCAGGAATCCGCGCATCCAGGCGGGTTGCGGACTGAAGGTCGCGCTCGCAGATGAGGTAGTCCTTGTACAGTTCCACGTTTTCCAAAATCTCCAAGTCATCCAGAATGTAGGCCACGTCGAGCAGCTCGCTGCGGACCTTGGCCGGGGTGCGTTCGGAGAGCTTGGCGCGGGGGAAGCGCAACGAGATGCGCTCGCGCATGGCCTTGCGGGTGTAGTCCAGGGTGCGGATGCTGGTGACGTCGAGCAGGCTCTCGTCATCCACGCCCACGTCGTTGACCTGGTAAGTGGTGATGGCGCGGACGATCTGCACGCTGTTGTTGTCCGGCCCCACCTCAAGCGGGGTCACGCCGTTGTGCAGCAGCACTTCCTGCTCAGTGCGCATCAGGCGGTCGGCCACGTCCGGCACGTCAATGTCGGCCAGCGCCAGCGTGTTCAGCGGCATGGCGGGGTCTTCCTCGCTGGCCGCCACCGCGCCCAGGGCCGCGGCGATTTCCCAGGGCAGGCTGCGCGAGCCGCGCAACAGCGCGCCCACCACGCGGCCGTTGTTGATCTTGGCGGCCAGCGTCGTGGCGCTGGCGATGCTGCCTGTCTGCGCGTAGTAGGCCGTGGCTCCGCGTTGCTCCATCGGGCCGCCCGTGAAGTCCAGGTGGGTGCGCAGGGCGGTCAGGTTGGTTTCGTCCGTGTACGGGCAGAGGATGATGGTGTGGCCCGCCCCGGCCACAAGAGCCAGGGCCCCGGTGATATCCGGGTCCACTTGGCCGCCGGTCATGGCTGTCACAACGCCAGCGAGGCCGGACGCCGTGCTGGTGAAGGACAAAGCGATGGCATTGCCCAGGGTACCCTTGTGCTTGGCCGTGATGGTGAGCGCGGTCTGGGCGGCAGTGATGGCCACCGGAAGGTCCAGCTGCTGCGCAACCTGGGCCACCAGCGCGGTGGCCACCTCGGAGGCGGTGTCGCCGCTGTCCACCGCGACCTGAATCAGATCCTTGCCCACTTTCAGGGTGGCCACGCCGGAGCCGGTGGCCGTGCCGGTGAGCGCCAGACCGCCGATGGCGGCGATGCCCGCTGTGGCGTCCTCGACCGCAAGGCAAGTCAGGGACAGGTACGCGTTGGCCTTGATGGCGGCGCGCACCATGCGGTGCAGTATGCTGCCCGCCCCGAAGTACGTTGCCGCCTCTGCGTCGCTGAACACCAGCGTGGGCACCATGGCCGCCACGTTGCCGGAAGCCAGGCGCTGGCCGATGACCAGCAGCTCCTGGGTGTTGGCGGGCAGGTTGTGCACTGCCAATTTGGTATTGAACTCGAAGTACTTGCCCGGCTTGCGGATGGAGCCGGCGATCTTGTCGAAGGAGATATTCTTGCTGGCCATGGGGTCCTCCTTATTCCGGGGCCTGGGTGGCGGCCGTGGCGGCCTTCTGGGACTTGGGCGTGGTCGCGGCCGTTTCCGTGGCCACGTCCGTGCGCACCAGGTCGCCAATGGCCACGCTGCGCAGGTAGTAGGCGCTTCCGGGAACCTCCACGGACTCGGCGTCGGTGATGTACTGGCGCGGCTTGCTTTCCTTGGGCACACGCAGGCCGGTTGCGGCTTTCACTTTCATGATTCTTCCTCCCCACCGAACTGCACCAGGTCGGTGGCGTCGGGTATGTCGTCACCCGGTTTCAGGTAGTAGTTGATGCCCACGGTCTTCAGCTCCGGCGCGGCCAGGGCATCCCGGGTGTTGCGGCCCACCCGGAGAAAATGCGTGTGCAGGCGTATGCCCAGCACGGAGAGCCCCTGGCTGGCCACGCGCGTCTGGTACACGGTGACGGACTCGCCGGGCATGAGCGGGTCCATGGCCAGGCCCAGGTCCTGCCCCAGGAACAGGTCCAGCATGTCCTCCATCATCCGGTAGCTGCCCGGCTCAAAGCCGTGGGCCGTGTGCACGCCCTTGCGGGCCGCCTCCGCGCTGCGGGCGCTGCGCGCGCCCACCATGACGGCGAAGGTGACGGGCACCTTCCACTTGTCCGGGCCTTTGCGCTCCGGCTTGCCGCAGCTGTCCAGCACCACCCACACGCCCGGCAGGGCGCGGATCACCTCGGCCAGGCTGGCCGCATCGTCGAACTCGCCCGCGTAGGTGGCCACGGACTTGATGCGGTAGCCCAGCTCGCCGGAGGCACTGGCGGCGATGATGCGCGCCTTGATGGCGTCCTCGATGACTTCAAGGGTCAGGTTCATGGCCTCACCAGTCCTTCAGGCTGCCGGGGGGGAAGCTGCGCTCCCCGGGCCGCACCTGCACGCCGCCGGAGCTGGGCGCGGGCTGTCCGGCCGGGGTAAGCCCCAGGCTGACCTTGCCCGCGCCGATCATTTCCAGCATGCGCACGGCGTCGCGGTAGCGGTTGCGCACGGCGTCGGTCTCCAGGGCGCTTGCCCCGCACAGCCGGTACCGGGCGATGTCGCACACGAGGCCAACCACCAGCTGCGGCGCCTGCTCCAGCGGCAGGGCGTACCTCCCGGCCAGGTGGCCCTCGACCTCGGCCGTGGCCTCGGTCAGGGCCGCGCCCAGCACGGTCTCGTCCACGTCGCCGGTGTTTTCCCGGTCGGTGAGGGCTATCACCTCCTGCAAGCCGAACCGGGCGGCCATGTCCGAGCTGGTGGCGTAGGCCATGGCTACTTTCCTTCCTCGGCTTCAGCCGGGGTTCCGGCGTCAGCGGCCTTGTCCTCGGCCTTGGCCTTGGTCTTGGTCACGGGGCCAAGCACGCCCAGGCCCAGCAGCTCGCGCGCTGCCTTGGCGTCCATTTCCACGCTGTCGCCGGGGGCGTAGCCCTGGCCGTCGTGCTTGAGCGGTTCTTTGACGAGGTAGCTCGGCATGGCGGCCTCCTAGAACGGGTTGATGATGAGGAAACCGGAGGCGATGCCGGAAAGCACGGGCACGCGCTCGTCCACCACGCCGTAGATCCAGCTCTTGGAGTTGGAGTCCCAATACGGGGTCTCCACCATGGGGTGGCCTTCCAGGGTGTAGGTGTAGCCGTAGCTCGGCTCCTCCGCCTGGCTGGGCGCGGGCGGCACGTAGGCCAGCACGATGTAGTTGCCCCACACGTCGCTCATGGCCCCGGCATCCGAGGCCTTCACGGCCTGGCCCACCACCACGCGGCCGAGCTCCAGCACGCCGGCCAGCATCTCGGGGGTGATGGATTCCTTGCTGGTGTACTTGAAACGGTCCACCACGGCGGCGTGGCGCTTGGTGGCCTTGAAGGCTTTGGGGCCGAAGGCGGCCACGTTGGGGTACATGCCACAGCTGCTGCGCACGGCTTCCTTGGCGTCGTCGAAGGTGGCGAAGATCTTGGACGTGTCGTCGCTGAACTTGTCCGTGCCGGAGAGCGTGATTTTGTTGTTCGCGCCGTATTGGCTGGCGTCGGTGGCAAGCGCGGCCTGCTGGATCTCCAGCCCCAGGCCCTCGGCGCGCATGACCAGGTTCACGGCCCGGGTGCCCAGGTTGATGCCGGGAATCTTGCCGGCGTCGCGCAGGTGCTCGCGGGGCACCGGGGCCTCCAGGGCGTGGTTCTCCACGGCGTAGGGCTTGCCCAGGTAGCCGAAGGAGATGCGCTTGGTGCCGCCGCCCGGGGCGCGCCGGGTGTTGTAGGCCAGGAAGCTCTCCTTCCCGAATTCAAGAATCTGCCCGCCGGAAACGGGCACGGGCACGCGCGGGAACAGCGCGCCGCCCACGAACTCGGGGTTTTTGTAGCCCTGGACCACGGTGGTCAGGATGGGGTCGATGACCCTCGCCTGGCTGGGATTCATCATGTCGAAACAGCTCCTTGGATTGTCGGGCGGTTAGTTGGGAATGAGGGCCACTTCGATGAAGTCGCCCGCGGCGGCCGCAGCCTCCAGGGCGCGGGCCACGGTGGCCCCGGTGTCCTTGGTGATGGCGCGGCCAGAGGCATCGGACTGGACGGCGGCCCCGGCGGCCACGGCGGCCCCGGCCTCCACAATGGCCGTGCCCAGGTTGGCCACGCCCACCATTTCGCCGGCGGAGGCGGCATATTCGGACGCGCCCAGGGCGTTCGCCCCGGCCCCGGCCTGCGCGCCGGCAGGGTTCACGAAACGGTACGCGGCGATATCGCCGGTGGCCTTCAACGACAGGGCCAGAATGGTGGTGCACTGCTTGCCCATCTAGTTGCCTCCCACGGCCGCCAGGGCCGCGCTGTATTCGGTTCCGGGGTGGGCGGCCTGGTAGGCCAGGGCCTTGCCGTGCAGCGCCAGGCGGTCGGTATCGACGGCGTAGCCCTGCGGCGCGGCGAAGCTGACGGAGCCGCCGGCGCCCAGCTCGCCCGTGGCCAGCTCGCCGAAGGCCACGGCCTTGGGGCTGGCCGCCAGCATGTCCTTCATGGTTTGCAGCGCGCCCTTTTCGACCTTGGCGCCGTTCTCTTCCGCGAAGCAGAGCACCGCGTCCGAAACGGCCAGGCTGTCGAGCAGGCCCACCGTGGCCTCCTTGTTGGCGGGCAAGAGCCTGCCTTCCTTCACCAGGTTCTCGGCAAAGGCCACGTGCTCCGCATGGATGCGGCCCGCCTCGGTTTCCTTCAGCTTGGTCTCGCGCTCGGCAAAGTCCGCGCGCTGCTTTTCCAGCGCGGCCCGCTCCTCGGCGAGCTTGGCGCGTTCAGCCGCGAGGGCCTCCTTTTCCTTCTGGTCCACGTTTTCCTCCTTGGCCTGGGCCTGGGGGTTGGGGTTGGCCGCGCCGGGCTCCCCGAACGCGGGTTGCGACTGTTCCTCCGGCAGCTCCTTGCGGGCCGCCTCCTCCACGGTTTCCACCTGGTGGCCGGGCACGGCCCGGTCCGCATCCTCCTGCCCGAATTTGGCCAGAAGCCACTCGCGCAGGGAGCGCCACAGGCCGGCGTTCTGGCGTTCCGCCCAGGAATCGGAAAATTCCACCACGCCCTCTTCGGCCTGGGCGAACTCCACGGGCTTGAGGCCCTTCACAGCCGGGGCGGCCGCGCCGAGGAAGCCCACGTGGCGCAGGTAGAGCACCCCGGGCGCGGGGTTGGCAGGGGAATCGGGCAGGTAGAAGCTGGCGGAGATTTTCTTGAAGCGGCCCGCGCGCACCAGCTCGGCAAACGCGGGGTCCACCTGGCGGGGCGCGGCGACCAGGCCGCCCTGCCCGAAGGAAAGGGATTCGACCCAGCCGTAGGCCGGCGCGTCAAGCTGCGGATGCCCCACCACAAGGGGGGCCTCGAACAGGGCGGGGTCGTAGGCCTTTGCCGACGCTTCCAGCTCGGCCTCGCCGAAGGCCAGCGTCTTGCCGCTGACGTCGGTGTGCGTGCCGAGCCGGAAGATATGGATGGGTGCGGGTGTGTTCATGCCCCGCATCATGCGTGATGACGGGGCGCGCAATAACGCGGACGAATGTCCGGGGGGCGTTGTCCCTGCTGGCTTTTCAGGAGGTGGGGAGGTGTTGGCGGACCCTACGCCGAAACCGGCGGCGATTGCAACCCCGCCAGCCGGGGCCGGGTCGAAAGCGCAAACCGCGTTAAAAATGCTTCAGGGGCGTTTAACAGCGTGTTTAATGGATTTCGGCGGGCAAAGTGCGGGGTGGCATCTTGCTAACGCCTGAAGCGGTTGCGGAGGGCGAAGGCGTAAATGGTGGCCTGAATGGTAATGAGTAGCTGGCTCAGACCTTGCCCCAGACGAAGCCAGCCACTATGCCCCGGCAATTCTTTAGTAAATGGTATATAATTGAGAGTTGAATTTATCAAGTCGCTGCAAGGGAATGAATCAATCTGCGGAAGGATGACATTTAGTAACAGAGGCAAGATTAGCAGTAACACGAGCCAAGACAATGCCCGGTGATCCCTTTCCCCAAAGCCGCTTAGTAACCAATACCAAAAATCAATCGTAAACAGTATCTTTGGTGTCTTTATCACAAGGAGTATGAAGTAAAAAATTTTTCCAATTTTATTTGATTCTTCATTCTCAATAATTGACAGGTATAATTTCTCTCTTTTAGTTTGGAGCAAACCATGAAAATGCATGAGATTTTCTTTGTAGTTAAACTCTGAAACCATCGCATAGTTATGCTTCATTGCGGCTTTTTGCTTTAGACTACGGTATAGCTCTTCGGCAAGAAAAATCTTTAATGCTTCCTCTGGTCGTAAAAAACATGGGAATACACATTGCTGGAAATCTAGTAGATTGACTTCTCTACTCGTAAAGTACATATTTTGTATTGAACTCTTGTCAACTGAGTTAATAATAATTGAGTCACTAGCACCTTCACATGCAAAGAAAGAGGCGTTGTCAGAAAAGTGAGATTTTTCAAAAATTGCAAGCTTCTTGAACTGAGTGGCGTCAAAATAAACACGACAAAAAAGTGTACCATTAAAGCTTACGTTGCATTTAAACTTTGCGGAACTAAAGTTTGCGTTTTTTAGAAACTTTGAATGACTGAAGGATGTTGTGTCATCGAAATAGGCATGAATAAAATTAACATTCTCTTTAAAAATGCAATATCTAAAATTCATACCGGGGAAATGGCGAGGTACAGTCTGCGTGCTGAATAGTATGTCCGATGGGAATATTGTCCCGCTTAAGTTGCACAGTATTTCTATATCATTATGTTGAAATTTTGATCTATGTTCTTCTATCGTTTTGAGTACGATGTCTTGAAACTCGTCACCAGGTATTCCTTTTTGCCTTGAAGGGGCATGAAAGACACAATACCCCCTTTGCTTCCCCCTTGGTGCATGGAAGACAACCGGTTGTGGTTCGTCCCATCCATATTTTTCACATTTACAACAGGACATGCTCTTCCTCTCATTTACGAGTTCCGGGGCAAGAAATTCCGCCACGCAAGTATAGGTATCCTTGCGGCAAATTGGCTGAAAAAGCAACGGGGCAGCCTCCAGGCTTACCCGATCCGCCCCGTCAGAAACAGCAGCACCGACTCCTGAATCTGCCGCTCGTCGTCGCGGTCCAGCGCCAAAAACGGCCGGGCCGGGATGTTGGAGCCGGGGTGGCGGACGGAGCGCCGGAAGATGCCGCCGAAGGCCAGGGCCTTGCCCTTGCGCGCGGTGATGGTGTGGGCACGCGTTCTGCCGCCGAACTGCTGGATGGCCGCATACGCCAGGTTGGTGCCCACGGTGGCGCTGGTGGAGTCGGAGTGCGCCTCGATGCTGCTGGCCAACTGCCCCGTGCGCTGGAGAATCTTGCCCGGCCAAGTGCCGCTTTTGATGCGCCCGGCGATGGTGCCGGGGGCCAGCCCCAACCAGGCCGGCCGGCCCTCGCTGCGGAAGTTTTTTTCCACCGCGCGCTCCATGTCGCCCGCGATGACGCGCATCACCGGCGAGGCGTCCAGGCAGCTCACGCGCAGCATTTCCAGTGCGCGCCGCATCTCCGTGGAATCAAGCTGGGCTTCGATCATTTGACATCCTTTTGCGTCCGCCCTATATGGCTATCATAACGGGCGCGACACGGTGACACTCTACCTGCCGTAGCACGGCGGAAACGTCGGAGCGCCATGTGGGGTTCCCGCGCAAGCGGAAGGTAGGCCCCACCGCCCGTTAGATTGAAGGTCGCACTTGGTGCGGCCTTCGTCATTTCTGGACCTTCTTTCGCAGCTGGGCAACGATGCGCGAACGGTCCTTTTCGTCCTTTCCAAGCTTCCACAGGCTGGCCAGATACACTTTGTCGCCGCTCTGGGTTGCCTTCACCACAGTAACCGCGCCGTCGGCACTATCAAAGACGTAGGCCAGCTTGTGCGCTGTCTGTTGGATTCTCTCGCCCTTGTCCACGGCCGCCTGCACCAATGCGTAATCCTCCGGGGTCAGTTCCGGGTGGTGATCCTTCTGCTTTAGCATGGTGTCCGCCGAAAGCAGCACCGTGCCGGTCTTTGAGCCGATGGCCTTGGCGTCCTCCGGCGGGATCTGCGCGATGGGCCAGTTGCCGGAGGGCTTGGCGTGGAACTCCCGGAAGCCCGGCCCGGCGGCCTGCCCGCGCGCCAGGCCGGAGGCGATGGCTTGCGGCGCGGCCTCCATCTTGCGGGCCAGCACGTCCTGCAAGCCGGGCCAGGCCGCCTTGCCCGGGTTGTAGCTGAAGCCGGGGTCCGGCGAGATGGACAGGCCGGGCCGCAGCTCGAAGCTGGCCACCTTGGCCTTGGGCGCGGGCTGACCAGGACGCGAGCGACCGACCGGCACTTCCTTCTCGGTGATGCGCCCCTCGGACGATACCAGGCGCACACCCTCGGCCTTGGCCTCCCGCGCGGTCAGCGCCGTCACCCGACAGCGGCAGCGGTAGCCGTTTGGCGGCCAAAACGAATTCCAGAAAGGATCGCCGGCGGGGAAGACCAGGCCGTTCAGGGCGGCGTGTTCCGGCCTGGTGCGGCTGTCCATGACGGCCACGTACTCCCAATAGGGGCGGGCCGCCGCGTTCTCCATGAAACTCTTGTAGCGCCCGGCCATGTAGCTGGTCTGCATGTTGGTGCGGTAAATGGTGGTCAGGCGGTGCGGCCCCAGGCGGCGGCCCTCCACCTCGCCGGTGGCGGCGTTGCGCACCTCGCCCTTGCCCAGCCAGCCGCGTTTTTTCAGCAGGGGCTCCAGCTCGCGCTCGAATTGGGAGAGCGTTTTGCCCTCCTTCAACGCCGTTTGAACGCCCGCGCGGATGTCCTGCAACACGTCGCTTTTGAGCACCCCCGCAACGGTGAAGGCCTTGGCGTGGGCCTCCTGCCACACCTCGCGCCAGTCCCACGAGAACGCGTAGCCCTTGGCCTCAAAGTAGGCGATGGCCTTCTCCGGCGGCAGGCCGCAGGCATAGGCGAGGTTCACTTCGGGCATGGACACATCTCCGCGAATACAGCGTCTGCCTTCTTCCTCACCCGCGCAGATTCATCATACAGCCGGTCCGCTAGCTTCATGTCTCCGGCCTCCCCGGCCTTGATGCTCTCGCCAAGCAAGGCATGCCCTTTTTTCGTCAAAGTATCCCAACGAATGCGCAGCATGTCCCGCTGACTTGGGCCGAGCACCGGGAGCTGCCGAATGAGCAAGATCAGCTCGTCCTTGGTGAGATCTTCGAGCTTCAATTCCATGGCCTAGCCCTCGGCCCCGTGTTCCGCGTCGGCTGAAAGCCTGCCCCAGACCTCGGCCACAAACATGGCGCGGGCCAGCATGGTGGCGAGCGCGGTGGCGTCCAGGTCCGGGTAGATCTCCTCCAGCCTGGTCATGGCGTCCTCGGCGCTGCCGCCCCCCGCCAGCAGTTGCACCACGGGTTTGAGCAAGGCCCGCATGGCCTGGTCCAGCTCGTCGGCGGGCAGGTTGCCCGCCGCGTCATCGAGCGCCAGCTGGTCCGGGTAGGCCGTGGCATCGGCAAAGGCGGCCTCCGCAAAGGCCGAGGCGTCCGCGCCGTCCGGCTGCGCAACGCCCGGGCCGGGCCGCCCGGGCTGTCCGGTTTGGCCCTTGCCGAAGCCGGGGAGGGGTTCCCACTCGCCGCCGTAGATCTCCTGCACATGCTTGAGGGTGGGCCGGTAGCCCAAAGAGGAAAGGTTCTTGTCCCGCTCGCTGCGGGCCTTCAGGTCCTCGGCGGGCTTCACGTCGCGCCACACCGTGGGGGGAATGGCCCCGGGCACGTTCAGCTCGGTGATCCACGTCAGCAGGGTGCGGTTCAGCGTGGCCGAAAGCAGGTCGGCGTCCGCCGCAACCAGCTCCAGGCGCACCTCGTTGCGCAGAATGGCCGCGCTGGCCAGCGCCCCGCCGGAGTCCTTCGCGCCCGGGGCGTCGCCCAAAATGATGAGCCCTATCTGCTCGTCCAGGTAGCGGCAAAAGGCCTCGTGGCTGCCCGCGCTGGCGCGCTTGGCCTCCAGCAGCTCCACGGCCATGCCCTCGGGGATGATGACGCCGGCGTCGCGCGCGATGGCCCCCAAGGCGTCGAGGAGCTTTTGCTTCTCGTCCTGGCCGGAGCCCGGGGGATACTTGCCCACGGCCGTGGGGCTGGCGAATTTGTCGAGGAACAGCAGCCAGGAGCGGAAGTCCTCCCGCTTGAACAGCACGTACCAGAACAGCCTGGTGCCCAGGCCCAGGCCGTAGGGGCTGCCGTCCTTGTCGCCGAAGGTGTGCACGATGAATTTGCGCGGCGGCACGGCCTCGCCCCGGTACAGGTCCTGCGGGGTCAGCAGGCGCAGCTCGCCCTCGGTGTCGAAATGGAAGCGGCGCTGGTTCTTGGCCTTGATCTCGCGCGGAAAGTACGTGGCGCCGTCCGTCTCCCACAATATCTCGGCCACGGCAAAGCCCTTGAGCACGGCGTCCATCAGGTTCATGCACAGCCGGTCAAAGCCCACGGTTTCCAGCATGGCCTTCACCAGCTCGGCTGCCTGCTTCTCCCTGCGGCCAGGGCCGCCGGGCACCACTTCCCACGGGCGCGCGGTGACGGCCAGCTTGCGCTTGCCCAGGTAGCCGTACACGGAGCCGTCGCGCTCCAGCGCGTCATAGATCTTGAGCCCCTCGCCGCCGCCACGGGTCAGCAGGGTATCATCCGCGTTACGTAAAATGCCGTCGAACGCCGGGAACAGGATGTCCTTTGCGGTGGTGGCGACCTCCTGCCGCAAATCCTTGGTTTCGGCCATGGGGGCTCCCTTGCGCTAGTAGTCGCGCAGGCTGGTGGTGAAGCGGGGCTGGTTCAGCGGCGTGTGTTCAATGGGGGCGGGCTCCATGGTGCGTGCGGCAAAGTGCGCCATGGCGAGCGCCACGGCGAAGTCGCCGTGCCGGTCGCGGCCGTCCGCGCCGCGCACGCGGGCGTTGTCCGGCACTTTGGCCACGCCCTTTTCCATGCGCACGGCGCGCAGGTCGGCCAGCAGGTCCGCGTCCTTCGGCAGGCCCGAAAGGGTCTTGTCCTCCAGGGCGGCCTTGAGCGGCGGCATGTTCTCCCGGTACCACTCGGTGGAAAGCATCACCTGGGCCACGCGGCCCGCGCCGTAGCGTTGCATGGCCACCTCGGCCAGGTACTGGCCGTTGCCGCGCGCATCGAGCGCGGCGGCGCGGAACCGGGGCAGCCGGTCGCCGATGTAAAACAGCACCTGGCGCTGCTGCTCAAAGGGGATGTTGCGCAGCTCCGCCACAAAGGGCGTGCGCAGGCCCAGGTTTTGCGCCTGGGCCAGGGGGCACAGGTCCGTCAAGTCGCCGCTGCGGGCGAAGTCCTCGCCCAGGAAGTGGTCCTGCCCGGGGTTCAGGGCGGCCAGGGCCGGGGCCAGGAACTCCTCGCACCAGTCGCGGATCTCCGCCTCGCGGATGTGCGCGGGCAGCAGGGTGAACTCGTCGGGCTTGGCCAGGCGGAACACCGGCACGCCTTCTTCCATGGCCGATTCGATGAGCGCCCGCGTGAGCCAGGCCCCGCCGCCCGCGCGCGGAATCACGTCCAGCTCCTCGCTGGCGGCCTCGCCGTAGAACTCGTACAGCTCGCGCACCCAGGCTTCCTCGGCCCCGGGCGTCCAGGCCGTGCCGCGCACCAGGCAGATGCGCCGGTACAGGCCCTGGGCCACGGCCTCGCGGAATTCGATGCGGTGCAGGCTGTAGGGCTTCTTGCCCGCGCGGATGTCGAGGATCAGCTCGTTGAAGGGGTTGTCCGTGCCGTTGTGGGTGCTGATGATGCGCACGCGGCCGCCCCAAATGAGCAGGGCGAAGGCGGCCTTGAGCAGCTCTTCCAACTGCTCGTGGAAGGCGGCCTCGTCGATGATGACGATGCCCTGCTTGCCGCGCAGGTTGCTGGGGCGGCTGGAAAGCGCCGTGACGCGGAAGCCGGAGGCGAAGCGCACCACGAAGGTGAGGATGTCCTTGTCCTCGTCCTTCAGATATTCCTCCTGCACCTCGCCCGCCACCAGGTTGTACTGGCGCGCCCAGTCCGCCACGTCGCGGATGAACTCCTTGGCCATGTCCTGGTTGTAGCCCACGTACCAGGCGTCCATGCCGCCGGCCTCGGCAACGGAGCCCGCGGACAGGGCGCAGTCCCCGGCCTCCGCCCAGGAGAGGCCCACGCGGCGCGACTTTTCGCACACCTTCACGGGCGCTTGGTCCGCCGCCCAGGCCTGCTGATAGGGCAGCAGAACGGCCGGGGCGCTGGCAGATGCGATTCCGGGCGCGGTCATTTGATCCCCAAAATCTCGCGGCGGATGGCGTCCGCCGATTCGGCGGAGAGGCCGCCCTTGCGCGCGGCGGTGACGGCGGTTTCCGCCGCGGCCCTGCGCGCCGCGGCCTCGGCCTGCTCGCGGATCTTGCCCACCAGCTCGGCATCGGCCTTGCTGGCGCGCGAAAGATGGTCCAACGCCTTGGAAAGCAGCATGGCGTCCATGGGCTCCAGCACCACGGGCTTGCCGCCCTCGGCCTCGCCGTCCTCGTCGCCCGCGTTGGCGGCCACGGCCAGGTCCGTGAGCACGCCGTGCATCAGCTCCACGTTGAGCCGCAGGGACTTGGATTCCGGCGCGTCGCCCAGCTTGGCCACAAGCGCCTCCGCCACCTGGCGCGAGCGGCGCAGCTTTTCGCCCACCTTGTCCACCTGCTGCTTGTAGCGGCCCAGGGCCGAGCGCGAGACCTCCGCCCCCAGGCCGTCCAGGGCGGCCTTGATCTCGGTGAGAGTGTGGCCCTGGTCCAGCAACTGGCCGATCTTTTCCCGCAGGCCGGGCGGCAGGCGGCGGACGGTGGACGTGCGCGGCATGGCCTAGGCCTCCGGCCCGCAGGAATCAGCCCCGCCGGGCTCGGGTCGCTTCACGCCGGGCACGGTGGCGCGGCCCGCGCCCACGTCCGCCCCGCGCTGGGTCAGGGTGGCCACGGTCACGTCCGAGGCCTTGCCCACGGTGACAAGCCCCTGCTCGGCAAGCCAAGCCAGGTCGCCCTCCACCTTGTCCATGCTCACGGTGTGGCCCATGGCGCCCAGGGCCGGGCGCAGCACGAAGGCGTTCAGACGGTAGCCGGGGTCTTGCAGCAGCAGCCGCAAAATGACCAGGCGGCGGTCCTCGTTCAACAGGCGTTCAAAGGCGTTCACCGGCCCCCTCCCAAATGATGTTGCATGAGCAGCCCCACCTGGCGGGCCAGGGCTCCCTGCTGTTCCTTCAAGCCGTTTACGGTGGCCACAAGCGCCTTGATGTCGCCGCGCAGGGCCTCGTCCGCGGTGGCGGCCTGGGCCAGCTCGTCCTTGCCCGCGGCCAGGGCCACCTTGTCGTGCAGGGAGCCGGCAGTCGTTTCCTGTTTGTCGAAACGGCGGTCCACCTGCGCCCGGCACGCGGCCCGGCATTCCTGGCATACCTTGGGCGTCACGAAGGCCTTGCGCAGGCTCCACAGCGCCCACAGCACCAAGCATTGCACCAGCCCCACCACAATGGTCAGGGCCAGGGTCCAGGCGTTGGCGGTGGATGCGAATTCGGCGAAGGTCACGGGGCCTCCTCCAGGAGCTTGAGGCGGGCCGCGCCCACCGCCGCGGACTCGCGGCACCACTGACCCACGTCGCGTATGTGCGCCAGCAGGTCGGCCGCGCTTACGGGTGCGAGGCCGCGTACCCCGGCGTCAGCGGGTCCGGCGGCCGTGGCGTTGCCGCCAGCTCCGCCGGAATCACCACCCTGGGGCACGCCGGGGGCGGCGGGCAGGCCGAGCGCGTCGTTCCACACGCCCACAAACTCAGGGCCAAACACGCAATCAGCAGGAACGGAAGCGGCCGCATGAGCTATCCTCCGGGTGATGTCGGCGCGGGCGGATGCGAGCTCGCGCCGGGTGTTGTACACGTCCATGGACAGGGCGTTGGCCCGGTTGTAAGCCTCTTGCTGCTTCACGGCGGCCTCGCGGTAGCCCTCCGCCAGCTTGGCGGCGTAGTCGGCCTCCAGCTCCGCCCGGGCGCTGGCCGCGCCGTGGCTCCAGCCCCACCAGCCCCCGGCGATGGTGCCGGCAAGCGCCAGCACCAGCAGCCAGGCGGTCAGGCTCGACCCGCCAAACCAGCCCTTGATGATGTTCCACATCAGCGCAACCTCCTCCGGTGGATGAAGACCAGCCCCAGCCCAACGAACACGCCCGGCCCCCAGGCCAGGTACTTGGGCTGCCGCTTGAGCAGGATGGCGCGCGGGTAGCCGGTGTTCTCGCGCTTGGCGGCAACCGTGCGCCCGGCGTTGACCGTCTCCACGTGGCCCCACCAGCGGGCAGGGTCCAGGCCCTGGCGCTTGGCAAGCGCGGCGTCGCGGTACACCCAGCCCAGCCCGCCGTTGTACGCGGCCAGGGCCATGGCCCAGGCGTCCGCCGGGGTGGCGGCGCGCACGCGCTTCAGGTTGGCCAGGTCGTAGGCGGTTAGCGCGCGGATGGCCCAGCCGGGGTTGGTCGGGATCGCGGGGCCGAGGTCCGGGCGGGAGCGCCCCATATCCTTGGCCGTAGCGGGCATGAATTGCCCGAGGCCGGACGCGCCAACCACCGACCGGGCCTGCGGGTTCCAGCCGGACTCTTGCTCCAGCTGCGCCGCGAACACGGCCACCGGGGCGTTAAGGCCCGCCTCCACGCGCGCGGCGCGGATGACCTCCGAGCGGTACTTGAGGGCGGCGGCGGGGATGGGCTCGGCGGCGTTGGCCGCCTTCGGGAAGATGAGGCCGTGCACGAAGCTGAAGAGCAGCGCGGCCAGGAACAGGCCGACGGCCCAGCAGAAGCCGCCGACGACGAGTTCCAGGGCGGCCATCCAATCCACGCGGATCTTCATGCCCGCCCCCTACAGCGCCAAGGCCACGGCCAGGGCGCCGGCAATCGCCGCCAGCCCCTGCAAGGCAACGGCGATCCAGTAGCGCACCTGGCACCCGGCCCGGATGGCGCGGAAGCCGGATTCGTCCGGGGTCATCAGCATGGTGGACGGGCGGTTGTACGGGAACAGCTCGCGGAACAGGTAGTACATGGCCACGGCCCCGGCGGTGATGCACACGAGCTTGTAGACCAGCACGCCGATTTGCTGCGGGGCGATGAGGAACACGACAAAGCCGAGGCCGAGGGTGGCGGCCGCGCTCCAGCCCATGCGGGGCCAAGCGAGCAGCCGGGCAAGGAACGCCTTGATGCGATTCATGACGCCTCCGGGGTTCTCCCCCCGGTGCTCCCTCCCGGCCAGGCACGGAACCGGGAGGGAGGCGGAGGGGTACAAGCGGCAACACGCCGCAACGGAGGCAAATCTACTTCGGCAAGGGCCGCGCTCTAACGCGGACAAATGTCAGGGGCGAAGAGGGATTAGGCAGTATGCGGGGAATGGCACGCGGGGGCGGGGGGAGTCAAGAGGGCGTCGAGGGCGGCTCAATCGAGGGGGCACCGCGTTCACACATCAACAGCTCGTAGCGCTCTTTATGAATTGCATGCAAGGAGAGTGGGAAAGTGAAAGACGTCAGCAAGGAGACACATGCAAAGAATACAAAAACGCGGCTAATGGTTATATAAGCAATATCCTTGTCACCTATTGCTGTGAGAATGAGCGCTAGACACAAAGATATCAATTGCAGAACGCACAGGTAGGCCTGCCGCCGAATTTTTGCGTTGAATGATTCTTCATATAGTTGAAGGTTTTGCCACGAGAATGATGACAGAACAGAGTCTAGGCCACCGACAATCCCAATGACGGCCATAGTAAATCCAGTCAATATTGGCATTATTGTTGCCACAAGTGCAACAACATCTTTTATCCTCCCGACATATGCCGGGACAAAATACGTTGCAACTCCGCTTGCCGCAGTACACAACAAAAGATAGCCGATTAGCCCCCAGTTACGCTCATCATTTCCTTCGGACAGGGATTTGGTTAAGGAAATCATCTTTAAACTCCCTAAGCTTTGTCATCGCTTCACTTCTGAAGACTGTCTTTCCAAAGGCTTCAAAACGCTCTGGCCGAGTAATAGTGATCTCTTCCGGAGTAATCACTTTTCCATCGCGCGTTTCGATTCGGTAAGGGATACCCTCGTCGAGAGTCTCTTCTGCCACCTCATCAAACCACTTTAGCGGTCCGACTTGTCCCTTTTTGGGGACGGTTATGCCCACCTTGAACATACTCCCCGCCGCACGGGCGGCTTCGACTAGGCCCCTGTCTCGTATTGATAGATCCCGTATAAGGTTATGAAAGAAGCCTTTAGGCTTAATTTTGTCGAGGCGTTGAAATTCAGAGGAATCCAGAGCTGCATTGAGTATGATACTCTTCACCCCAGCGCTTTTGATCATTCTGATTTTATCAAAATTACCAGGACGATCAATTTGTAACGTCCTCGTTCTATCCCCTATGTCTACAGCTGAAAATAACGCCAGAAGGTAAGGGCGAATCGCTGAATCACGTAGATGTGAGCAACATGCGAAAATATCATCATTCTTGACACAGCAAATAATGTCTCCATCCGAGAATTCACTGTCTTTGGGGGGCGCAGTCGGCTTAAGGTCTATAGTAGGAACCTTCAACCCACTCGTTGGAACTATCGTTGCATTCTCTCCTGGGGTTGCCGCGGAGAACTGAAAAAAGATGCAATCTTCTTCTGTTTCGAACCAATTTCCAAACCAAGATTGCCCGGCATATTCAACAACCCTATCTTCAACGTTGGGCAATGATTTGTATGCCTTGCGCAGATAAATTTCTAATGTTCTCGAGGGGGCTTTGTCATCCGGCTTGCTGAAAGACGCACGCAAGTACAGAAGTCTTTTGGGTTTCTTTTTGGGCTTAGCCGTCATGTTGCCTCCCTCCATTGCAATTTGTTGGGGCTCCTTAAAGGGCTCATACCATTAGATGAGCCAGTTACAGGTTTTTCGTTATGCGTTCCATCGACGACTGTCAACTTTCAGCCAATGGCAGCTTGCACCACCCTTCATTCCCGCCGCCCTCGGCGATCTTATGCCTCCGCACCGTCCTTGCCGTCACCCCCACCTGCCGCGCGGCCTGCTCCACGCTCAAACCGTCCTTCAACCCGCGTTCAATGGCCGCCCACACGGCCGCCCGGTTGCCCGCGTAGGGGCCAAGGGGCACCTCCACCTCGCCGCTGCCCAGGGCCTGGGCGATGGCCAGGGCGGCGTCCAGCCCCACAGCCTGGGCAAGCCAGTGTCGTGCGTGGATAGCCTGCGGCGCGGGAATGTAGGCCCGGCCACCGCCGCGCGCCTTGGCCAGTTGCACGGCCGCGTGCAGGCCGGCGGCCTGCGCCACCGTTGCCAGCACGCCCGGCAGCTGCGCCAGCAGCGACTCGGGGATCTTCGGCATGTCAGGGCGCGGCATGCTCCACCTCGACAGGGAGAACCGGGGCCGGGCGCTTCTTGCGCCTGCCGCCCTTCATGATGGCCACCATGACGCCCTTGAGCTGCTCGGCCGTGGCCCACTCCATCCGGTCCACCTTGTACATGCGCTTGAGGATAGCGGCGGCGTAGTCCCAGGGCACGTGCTTGCCCTGTTCCCGGCCCTTGTCCGCCAGCAGGGCCTCGATCTTGGTCAGCAGGGCCGAGCGGTCGTAGGGCTTGGCCGCGCCCTTGCGCCCATTGCGGGCCAGGGTGGACGGCGCACCGTGCTTGTCGCCCTTGCGCTTGCGGGCGGTCTTGGCCTCCCAGCCCAGCTTGGCGAAGTGATGCAGCAGCTTTTCCAGGCCGCCCATGTCCAGGTCGGCGGCGCTGGCCGCGTCGAAGCGCGCCAGCACGGCGCGGTATGCCGCGTCATCAAGCTGAAGTTGCGCCTTGGCGATGTGCACCTTGGCCAGCAGGGACTTGCGGGTGTCGAAGGTCATCTGGCCGTCTCCTTGCTAGCTGTCCGGTTACGCTGGGCCTCCGCCAACTCGGCCAGGTGCGCGGCGATCTTGGAAAGAGGCAGCGATATTACGGCCAGCACGTCCACTGCCGCCCACGCGGCCGGCCGGCCAAACGCGGCATCCACGTAGACGAAGACCGAGTACACGCTCCAAAGCACCAGCAAGCGCCAGATCATCGCCCTACCTCCCGTCCGAAAAGATCAACCGGGGTCAGCTCATCGCAGCAGACCAACAGCGGCCCGCGCGGGTACACATTGACCCAGGCGCGCCACTGGCCGTCGAGCCACAGCACGGGGTCGCTCATGAGCCTGGTGCGGGCCGTCGCGTAGTCCG